GTGGTCGGCTGCATCAGGTCGAAGGCAGCCAGAGTATCGTTGAGCAGCAGAGGGGAGCCGCCCGCGCCGCCAGACCAACCCAACTTCTGGCCGCCGAAGTTCAACTCGTCGGGCTTCTGGTTGATCTGGGGGCTCGCCGGGTCCACCACCGGTAGGGGTTGCGGTAGCTCCATGTACGGAAACAAGACCATGGCCCTGTTGTCCGTCAGGACGCAGACGTTGCGGATGTCCACGTTCTTGACCGCTGAGCCGTCCTCGACCTCCAGCCGGATGCGGTAGGTTCCCGCCAACGCCGCGTCGGGGATGAAGTTGGCTGAGGGGGTGCTGGTGGCAGCAGCCCCGAGCGGGGTCCAAACCCCCGGGTCGGTGTGGAGAACGCTGCCCGCTGGGGCTTCAACCAAGTCGATGGCCCAGGCGGCTACATCGGTGTTGTTCGCGTTCTCGATGGTGACCGAGGCGCCGTCGTTGACGACGAGGGCTTCCCCGTCATTACCGATGGTAGCCCCTTGGGTAAATTTGATCAGTGCGACAGCAGCCATCTACGGACTCCCGCTTCGGATAGGCGTTCTACCTACGCCTAACTATCAATGAAGATGCGGACTTCGGAGGCTGACGGGTCGCGGACGATGCGGTAGGTGTGGAAGGACCCATCGAGGAAATCGAAAGTGGTAGCCCCCACGGGCATTCCCGAGTTCAGATCGAATACGACGACCCGGCGCTCGCCTGTGGCCTCCGTGATGAAGGCGAGGGCTACAGTCAGCCCCGGGGCCGACATGCCGAAACGCACCTGGGAATCCCCGGTTCCACCAGTGGCGTCGTTGAGCAGCTTGATCCGGAAGGTGGCCTCCGACTGGAGCCCGGGGGCGTCCGGCAACGGGCTGTCGTTGCGGTAGACCGTCTTGGTCCCAGTCGGGGTCGTGCCGTAGGTCAGAATCCCTGCCAGGACCGAGGCTTGGACCTCGGCTGGGTTGTCGCTGACCAAGGCCCAGGGCGTCGGGGCCGAGGTGTCGTCCTCGGGCAGCACGTCCCCCTCGTAGGGGAGGCAGACGTTATCCGTGTAGTTGAGCCCCGAGATGTTCGGCTGGCACCCGTCGCAGACCGGCTTGATCAGAGACACCCTTCCCGAGGTCTGCTCGATCACGTCCAGGCTGCTGTAGAGGATGTCGTCGGGGACGATGAGCCTGTACCGGATCGCCCCGTCGTTGAGCACGAAGTCGCCATCGCTGTTGAGCACGTCCTCGGGGCGGTTCAAGCCCGAGACGAACTCCTGGGTGGGGTACGGAGCCTGCGTCTCGAACGTCTGCGTGAGGGGCACCAGAGCGGTGTCCTCGTTGAGTTGCGTGTACGCGGCGAGCCCTGGGTCGGCCAGGAAGTCTGGGTCCTTCTTGGGGACAATGCCGGTCGAACTGCTCTTGAAGTCGGTCAGTTCGTGAGGGAGCGTCGTGCGAAGCCGCTCCGGGCTCGACATGACGTTCCACTGGTTGATGACCTGGTGGTGCGGGACGATCCGCTGCTCCTGGGGAGCCAGGGTGATGCCGTAGCGAACGTAGTCCCAGTAGGACTGCTCCAGGTGCTCGGGGCTGAACGACCCAAAGACCATGGCCGGGACGCCCCCGGACACGATGCTCGTGAGCGAGTCGCTCCGAGAGGGGAAGTTGAGTGAGTTGTAGTCCGCCTGGATGAGGGGTGCCGCCACGGCATCCAGCAAGACTGAAACCTGGCCGGTGGTGTCCCGAAGGATGCGGTACTTGTGCTCGACGCTCCAGTCGGTTTCCTCGGGGATGCGGTAGTCCACCAGGGTCGGAAAGACCGGGAAGGTGGGAGAGAGGGCGTCCAACGTGATGAAGTTGGCCCCCACGGTGCCAATCTTGTAGACGCCTTGGTTGGTCCCGTCGTCAATGATCACCGGATCGCCGCTCACCACCCCCAAAGCGACGAAGTTGACCGAGTTGTCGATGATCTTGTTGGCTGCGGATACCTGAGCGCCCTTCCCATCGACTTTCAGGGCCAGGTGGTAGTCCGCCAGGGTGCCTGTCCTGGGCCCCTTCCAGAGCCCCACGTAGCGCTTCTGAGTGGTGGGGACTCGGAAGGCGTTGCAGTAGGACCAGTCCACCACCGACTCGGCAGCCGAACTCGCTGGGGTGCTAGACCCAAAGGAGAGGATCCCGATTGGATCTGCTCCTGGGGAAGCGAAGTCGGTGTACGGCGCTGACCCAACGGCTACTCCGTCAACGGTCAAGGTCACGACGTTGCCACTCACGCTCTTGCGCAAGCGGTAGGTGTGGAAGGCCCCGTCACCCCAGTTGAAAGCCCAGCGGGCAGTCGGGCCGAGCGGCACCCCATCCGAGTGGAAAGCGATGTACTTCGTCCCGGTGTCCTCGGTGAGCATGAACCCAACCGAACGAAGGTCCTCGAAAACCTGCCCGAAGGCGCCCGCGAACCCCGACCCATCGACCGTGTAGGAATCAACCTTGAGCCGGGCTTCCAGGATGTAGTCGAGGGTGGAACTGACCACCCTGTCGTCAGACGCACTCGGGGCGGTGTCCTGGGTGTAGTAGACCAAGCCGTCGGTTGCCGAAGCGTCCGTGATGCGGAGAATCCGACCCAGCATCTCGGCGGTCTGGCCTCCCATGGCCGTCCAGATGTAGGGAGTGAAGTCCTCTGGGAAGGCTCGCCCTCCGTAGCTCATGAGAGGCGTCGCCACATCCGTTACGAGAGACAGTTGGACGACCTTGGACCCGTCATCCACAGCCAGCATGAGGCCGTGGGGGTCGGGCCCATGCGTCATGGTGAACAAGGCCACCTTGGCGTCCACAGAGAACTCGGAGGCCGAGGACAGCAACGGCTCCATTCGGAGGTAGCCCTTGAAGTCGCCGCCCACCAGACCGGCCTCAGAAGATGCGGCTGCGTCCGTGGCGCTCGTGGACTCCAGGAGCAGGAAGTCGGTCCCCAGGATGGTGCTCGTGCCGTGGTAGCCCACCGGGGTCCAGGGGCGTGCGTCGTTCTCGGGCAGCACGTTGGCCTCGTAGCTCACGAACGAGCTAGGAGCCGTTTGCTGGGGGCTCGTCGGCGACACCAGGTAGCCCACGAAGTCCCACTCTGACGTGTTCCTGGCGGGCCTGGAGATGGACCCGAAGAACGCCCCCTGCAAGGTGTCGAAGGGGGAGGGCACGTCGGCCAGGAAGGGTAGGTCAACGACCGTCAGGCGCAGGGTCTCGATGACATCCCCATCGACGTAGGTCTTGACCGTCCCCGTCTGGTCCCGGAACAGCCGATAGGTGTGCAGCGTGGACCAGTCGAACTCGGCTGGCAGGCCCGTGGGGTTGCCGGATGAGTCGAGACCTCCTGCCCAGGAGTCGATGTCCCCAGGGTCCGTCGCCCCTCGCTTGAGCAGCCCGATCTTCTTGACGCCCCCGTCCTCCAGGAACCCAACTACGACGGAGACAAGCTCATCGGAGAAGCCCGAGGCGACACCCGTGAACACCCCCTCGGGCTCTGTCACAGCAGTCAAGGTGAACCGCCACGAGGACGCAAAGACGTGAGGGAAGGTCAGGTCAACTTCCCGAGTCCAGAACACCGGCTGCCCTGTCGGGAACTCCCCGCTGGAGGCGTCCTGGACTGTCAGGATGCCAGCGGCCACGGAAGCGATCCCCGTCCCGTGCCGGACCCAAGGATAGGACAGGTGGTTCTCAGGCAAGACCAGCGCCTCGTACCGGACGAATTCCTCGACCAGGGTACGAGAGGCCGGCGGGTAGGCAATCCGGTGGATCGGCGTGTTGAGCAGCAGGAGGTTGGGTTCGTTCAGGACTGGCGTGTAGGCCCGCTCGTAGGCTCGGTAGTGCAACTCCCGCAGCCAGGGCTGGTCGAGCGAGGCTTGCATGTCGTCAGGGTCGTAGTCCGAGGGGCTGACCAGAATGTTGTTGTAGCGGTACTTGTGCTGGCTCCCATCAGGGACGTAGCCCCGGTCTCGATTCCAGGCGTTGAGCCGGAACTCCTTGGAGTTGAGCCGGCGGATCTCGACGACAGGGTTGCAGATGTGCGAGTAGTCGATCTCCACGTCGTCGGTCGGTCCAGGTGCGGCGTTGAGCACGATCTGGCCTTGAAGCCCGATGACGGCCGCTGGGGTGACCGGAGCCGCGTTGACCCGGACCGTCACATCGGCCGGGTCGTCGGCGATCTCACCGTGGTGGGAGTCGATGAGGGCCCAGGCCAAACTCCCACTGGCCGGGTCCGGGAGCGTGAAGCTGGCCTTGAGCCGAACCCGCGTGCTCGACACGACGGCCGTAACGAGGAAGGTGCCCCCGTTGATAGCGCCCCCAGAGAGGGTCACTTCCTTGCCAACGTAGCTGCTCGTGAGCGTGGCCCCCGGCAAGGTCGCTTCGGTCTCGGTCTCCAGCACGGCGTTGATCCCAGAGTCCAACGTCTCGACTGGCTTGGTGATGGGCCCCTTGTCCGTGAAGATGCTACGAGTCGTCAGCGGCGGCGACGAGGTGAAGATCGCCTGGTTGAAAAGGGGGTCGATGGGGTTGCCGGCGATGTCCTTGGGGGTGCCGCTGGCGTTGACTTCCAACGTGTAGCTCCCCGAAGTCAGGCCCACCGTCTCCAGCGCGACCGTGGCGTCATCCACCGCCCACGCTCGCTTGACTCGAACGGTCGTTGGCCCCGTGATGCTGTAGTCCGCTGGGTCCACCAGGTCGTTCTCAGACCGCATGGGCTCGTTGAACTCGACCAGGAGGACTCCGTTGTCCTGAGCCGTGGCCTCAAAGACCCGAGGGCTGGGCACGACCGCCGCCTCGAATGTGCCGTAGCTGTTGAAGGGCTGGCCGTTGGCCATCCAGAGACCAGACAAGGCCAACTGGAGGGAACTGCCTTCCGTGGCCTTGGAGACCACGAGAGATACCCCCGTGACGGCCGTGGTGATTTCCCAAACCATCGAACCGCTGGTCGAGTCCGACAACACTAGGTCTCGTTCCACCACCACCACGCCAGGTGGGCCGGTCACCAACACCGAGACGATCCGGTAACGACCGGCGTTGGGTCCGTTCGAGATTTCGATGTAGTTGTTGACCCAACTCGAATCGACGAAATCGTCCAGAGACAACTCACGAGTGACGTACAAGTCTCCCGCATCCACCGTCTCGCCTGCCGTCCCGCTAGCTAGCACGGTGTAGGTGGGGGCAATCCTCTGGATGGTTGGAAGGACGCCATCCCCCTCGCGCAGCAGCGTCAGGGCGTACCGTTGAAAGTTCTGGATCTGGTCGAACCTGAGAGCAACTGGCAACGTGGCCGAGATGTTCTGGCCTTCGGTGATCTCGATCTCGATAGCCCCAAGCTGGACGTTCAAGTCCTCGTCTAGGATGAGGGTCTCGGCAAGGCTATCGCTGTAGCTCTCGCCTACGAGCGCAGGAGTGCCTCCGTAGGGCGAGTAGCCCCAGGCACCGTAGCCAAATCCGCCGCCGGTATCTGCCATCCACTACTCCGCGTGCTCGGAAGCGAACCGTACCGGCTGGCCTCCCGTGTAGAGGTCCACGTAGGCAATGGCGATGGTGTTGGCCGCCAGGGTCTTGGTCCCAGTGCCACTGGTGTTAGCGATAGTGAGGGTGTTGTTTGTGTCGTTGTGGATGATGCGAGAGTTGCCGTCCGTCAGACGAATCGTAGTGGTCACGGTAAGAGTTCCAGAGAACCGGATGATTTCCTTGCCTCCGGTGTCGCTGGAACTACCGCCGCCCGTGCCCATGAAGTAGGTCTGGCCGTCGCTCAGAGCAACATTTGTAGCTTGACCTGTTAGAACCTGGCCTCCCGGAGTGGCCACTAAAGTCGGAGCGTGAACGGAAGACCCGTAGCTACGACATATCATGCCCAGACTATCGACTCCGGCCCAAAGAAGCACCCCTTCGTCAATCACTTCCCAATCTGCCTTCTGGGGGGCGTCACGATAAGTGGCACCGGAGACCGGTTCGCCAATGCGGTTTCCTGTCGTAGGATCAACCACACAGAAGGTGCTGGAACCAGCGGACACCTCCAACTCAACCCAGAGGTATCGGCCGTCGAAAGCAATCTGGCCGTCCAGGTTCATGCCACTCACGGTCCCGATGGTGAAGGTCTCGACAGCCTCCGTCAGAACGTCGATGCGAGACACTGCGTTGGGGCTCGTGCTGGACTGATCGTGAGCGACCCAAATGTAGGACCCGTCGAAGGCCGCATTGAAGGCCCGGCTGGGCAGACCCTCTCCCGACCCAATGGTGGACACTAGAGTAGGGGCACCCGCACTCAGCGTGTCGATCTTGCGAATGTTGCTGTTGGTGAAGTCCACGACCCAGACGTACTGCCCGTCGAACACTGCTCCCCAGAGCGTACTTCCCAAACCAGACAAGGACGTTGCTGTGTCGGAAGGATCGATCTTGTAGACAGACGACTGGCACAGGGCGATGACGTTTTCCCCGTCAAACATCAAGAAGCTAGGCAGGTTCCCTACCGAAACAGTATTTTGAAGGGCGAGTGCCGAACCAGGGTGATGCTTCGTGACGGTATCCGCGTCGTAGTTGGCAGACCAGATCATGTACCCGTCGAACACCAAGTCTCTCGGGTCTGCTAGCGCCGGAAAATCGTAGCGGTCTACGATGCCGTTGGTGCCCCAGTAGCCTGCCAAGGACATCGAGACGATGCTGCCGAAGTTGCTCCCGCCCCCTTGCTGTAGGCAGCAGTACACCTTGTCCCCAGCTACAATTGGGCCGCTAACAGGGTCGTCCGAAGTGCTGTAATTGCCAGACTTCAAAACTCGGAAGGGAGTTCGTTGCGCAGACGATCCAGGAGCCAGGAGTTGCCTGCGCTGGATACCTGTCTCAGCCCCGTACCCGATTCGAGCAGGCCCTCCACCGAGAGCACTGACGGGCACCCGTTTCTTGGCCCACGTCGCAGCACTGTCTTCGATTAGAACCTCGTCGGCTCCTGCCGGAGATCCCTTCAAAGCAACCTGATGGATCTCGTCCGATACGTTGTCGTGGATGGCGTTGGGATCGCTGGGGACCCGCCACTGGGTCTCGCCGCTACTCCAGTCGTAGGAGAGAACCCAACCGTCCGCCGACGCGCCAGCCCCCCACAGGGCAACCAGGCTGGTGTAGGTAGCGGGGCCTAAGTCAACGACAGTATTCCAGCCAATCATCAACCACAGGTGGCCAATGTCACCGGCAGTCTTGCCCTCTCCGGTGTTGATCCGAATGAAGCCGCCATTGCCGGCTCCCGTACCACCGTAGCCGTAGCCAGCGTCGAGGATGATCTCGCCGCCATCCCCGGTCTCGTAGCAAGTCCCCCCCGTGATTTCGACGGTGCCCCCGGCCCCGAAGTCTGAGGATCCTGCTTCCCAGGTAAGGGAGCCTCCTGAGCCGTTGTCGCTCCAACCTCCATACGCGGTAAGGCCGCCACCGCTACTTGAGACGGCACTACCCCCATCGAAAGAGATGCCGCCCCCCGACCAAGCGGCAGAGTCACCACCAGTGATACTGTAACTTCCACCAGAGCCGAAGGAACCAACCCCGTCACCTCCAGTGAAAGAGCCGTCTCCACCAGTCCCAAAGCTAGCTCCTACACCATCAGCCCCAGTGACAGTGAAGTCGCCGCCTCGACCACTGGAGCCGGCGCCCGTACCGGTGAGAACAGTTACGTCGCCACCATTCCCAGAAGATGTGGAGTTGCCTCCTTGGAGGCCAACGGGGGTGGGTACTCCTGTGGTATTGGGGGCTGTGATGACCGAGGACGCCGACATGACAATGTTCAGGCCGCCAGAGTCATTTCCGAGCCCAAGAGTAGTGTTGAGGTCTCCACCTCCACCTGACGGGGCTGCCCAGACCGGCACGCCCCCCGTGGTGGTCAGGACGTAGGTGTTGGTGCCAGCAGCCAACTTGGACACGGCGATAGCTGCCGCTGCGTCCACGTTGGCATCGGCGACCAGACCCCAAACCGGAACAGTCCCCACCATCCGCAGGACTTGGTTGGCTGAACCGATAGCCAACTTCGTGACGGCAATGGCTGCCGCTGCGTCGATGTTGGCGTTCGCGATCTTCCCCCAGGTCGCCGCTCCACCAGACTCCAACAGAGCGTCGTCACTGCTTCCAGCAGCGATCTTGGACACGGCGATAGCTGCCGCTGCGTCGATGTTGGCGTTCGTGACCAACTGGAAGGTTACTGCGTCAACCCCCGTAGCGACGGACACCTTCCCCGCGTCTCCACCAGTGGGCGACTTCACCAGCTTGGCAACGTGCTTGGTGAACTGGTGAAGCATCTTGGACGTGGCTTTGCCCATCCACCCGTAGGGCTGCCCGCCGACGTTCATCTCGTTGTCCTTCTGGGAAGGATTCGGAGCGAGGGGGTCTGGGAGGGGGAGAGGGTCCGGGAGCTTCTGGAAGGGAGCCAGGACGAAGCCGCCCTCGTCCGGGACGATGAAGTTGCGGATGTCCTGATTCAGGGCATTCGAGATGTCCCACACCTGGAGCAAGATGCGGTAGCTCCCTGTGATGTCGGGATCGAAAGTGGTGGTCGGCGTGTCGTCGGTGCCCTCATCCAGGAGCGTCCAGATTCCCTGCGTGACCAGTTCAAGAGTGCTCCCCGGCGGGGCGTTCACCAGGTAGATTTTCCACCGGTCGATGTCGGTGGGGCTGCCGTTCGTGACCGTCACCGAACCATCGACGCTGAAAATGGTCCCCAGAACCGCTCGACCGGCAATGTCCGTGTTGGGGCCTTGCGTGAACTTGATGAGGGCTGTTGCTGCCATTGGCTAGCCTTACGAAAGCGTGATCGTGAAAGTGAGCGTCAGAATGTCGTTGGTGACGAGCGTTCTCGGCGTGAACTGGATTTCGTGAGCCATCTTCCCAGCAGCAGAGTCGTCGAACAGAGCGGTCTTTTGGACGCCTTGCGCCGAGGCCCCTATGTACGTGAAGGCGTACTCGACCTCGGTGGCGATGCCGGCCCCCGTAGGCAGAGTTACGGTTCCTGCGGCCCGGTCCAAACCGTTCCCAGAAAGCTCTGCGTCCAAGATGGTGTCGCTCGCGGCAGGAGCCGCTGCACTGTTCGACAGAGCGATGTAGTTGAGCCCCGTCCCGCTGAGGCCGCCCGCAGTCCGTTGGCCCAGCGTGCCGTAGATGTACGTGTGGATGGCCACCAGGCCAGCGTCCGTGACGATGTTGCCGGCTTCTTCATCCTTGCCGACCTGCTCGTAACGGGTCCAGAGCCCACTCCGCTTGTCGTAGGCGTAGGGCCGCTCCTGGTGAACCCGCACCCGGGCTCGGACTTTGAGGTTGGTCAGCATGTCTGGTCTCCTGCTCTCTTGCAGACCCATAAAACCCTTAGAAGTCATCGCTGTGGCTCTCACTGGTCACAGGCTGGTTGATTTTCCGGCCCAAGCGGTCCCGGTCCTTGATCCCGTTGCAGAAGACCCGAAAATCCTCGTAGTAGTAGCAAGCCATCCGCCACCGGCTCTCATCCAGGATTCGGTTGATGTCGTCCCCGTTGGGGATGTACTCGTCCGTGAACAGGTAGCGAATCCGGTAGAGCGTGTGGGCTGGCCGGATCACGTCCATGACGGTCTGGAGCGAGGACTGGAGGGCGAAGGCGTCCTCGGGAAAGACGCCGCCTGTGTCCACCGTCACCTGGAAACCAAACTGGTCACTGATGTCGAGGCCCGAGGCCCCCGCCCGAACCAGCAAGAAGTTCTCCAGCAGTTCCGAGTCCTCGCTCAAGAACAGGTCCACCGCTTCTCGGAGGGCCACCGGAATCGAACCCTGGAAGTAGATGCGGATGAGGGTCAGCAGGAACCGCCGGAATTCCTCGTCGTCAAACTCCAGCGAGGGGATCTTGCCGTTGAGGAACACCAGGTAGCCGACGATGGAGTACAAGAACTCGCTGCGAGTCGTCTCGAACGAGATGTCCCGGTTCACGTCCTCTAGAGCTAGCTCGATCTTGGCCAACTCGACCGCCACCGCCTTGAGTTCCAGCGTGTAGCTCGGTCCCTCAACCCCGCTGATCCAGTTGCTCGGGAGCAGGTCCAAGAGCGTTGAGAAGATGGACTGCGCCCGCTGGAGGACCCGAAGGTTGTACTCCTTGCCCTTCCTCCAGATGTTGTAGTTGACCCGGTTCGGGTCGAACATGAAGCGGGGCATAGCTAGCTCGTGGCCTCCCGGAAGGTGAGGGTGAAGTCACCCATGGAGAGGTGTTCGACCGCCGAGCTAGTGATGTCGTGCGGTCCAATGTCGTTCCGCACTACATAGCTCGCGGCGTAAGCATGGTTCTCCGGGGTGTCCACGGGAGTCCCGCCACCAGTGATGGACAAGACGACGTGGTTGGCGGTTCTACGCAGCCGCTCGGCTTCTATGTCCTCGGGGTCCGTGAACCCCTCACTGATGAGCGTGGCATCGTCCGAGTAGCCCGTGATGGACGCGCCCTCGTACCCGATGATCCACGCCTGAGCGTCGTTCTGGGCCGTGCTGGCCAGGTCCGGCGAAAGCAGCATGGCCTCGTCGTCCTGGAACACCCCTCGGTGCTCAACCTCCAGGCCCCCGCCGTCCGTGGTGGGGTACTGGAGGGCATTGGTCAGGATGTAGGCCAGGTTGCCCCCAATATCGAGGCTCCCCACCCGGTCGTAGCTGCTCAGAACCGTCTCTCGGAGGCGCTTGGAGGCGTCCGCGTAGCCCATCTGGGCCAGCGGCAGCACTTGGAAGTCCACGCCTTCCGTGGAGTCGATGGCGTTGATCACGTCTGACTGGGCGACCCCGGCCCCGATGAGCTTGGAGTTCAGTTCCAGGGACACACTCGACCGCACGGCCGGGTCGGTCTTGTCCTTGGTGGCTCCCTGGTCGAGTTGGATGGTGGTCTCAACCGCGACCTCGTTCTCGATGGCCTGCTTGACCAGTACGTCGGCCGTGGTGTGCCGCTTCTTGTTGACGGTCCGCTGTAGCTCTTGGAGCAGGTCGTTGACGACGTACTGGACGGTGAAATTCTCGTCGTGGTCGTAGTCCACGCTGACGGTCTGGCCGGACACGATCAGAGAGGACGAGGTGCGAACGATCTTGGCAGGGGTCGTCGGCGTCCCCTCGATGATCTCGTAGTCGGGAGCCGTAGCATCCGGCCCGCTGTACTCGATGGTCCGGGTGTCATCGAACACCCGGATGGTCGCCGTGTTGATCCCGATACTCCCCAGGGGCTCGTTGAAGAAGCCGATGAGGACGTGTTCCTCGTCGTTGCCCGAGATGGTGTTCCCCGAAGGAACCCCGCCCACCTGGTTGATGACCAAGTAGTCTCCAGCGATGGTGCTCTCTCCGTTCAGGAGAGGGTCGTCCGTGCGGTAGAGGTCGTACCCGAGGGTGTTGTCCAGGGCACCGGAAACCTCGCCTACGACCGACGTGACGCGCCGGACGGGCTGGAGACTGAAGGTGAACTGGTTGACCGAGCGGTAGCGGTAGTCCGCGATAATCACGTCGTCCACGGCCGTCACAGGTTGAGCGATGGCCGTGTTGATCTGGAAAGTCTCGTAGTCCAGGATGACCACGCCGGTCAGGTCGTAGTCCTCTCCCAGCGTGGCGTTGCGCACGCCCAACCCCTGTACCGGGTTGTCCAGGATCTCGACGATGGGCGTGTCGGGGGTGACCCGGGAGTCTTGGACCCGGAAGATGAGGTTGGGCAGGTCGATGATGTCGCACCGAATGTCCCGGGCGACCTCGAACGTGAAGGCAAAGCTCTCGGTGACGGTCCTCTCCTTGAGGCCCTGGACCCAGATGTCTACCTTGCCGCCGATGTGCTTCTTCCGAACGTCGTCCCAGTCCCGCATCATCAGGGCGTCGCCGCTCTTGACGATCTTGGCCTTGATGATGCCGACCTGCTCTGCGGAAGTGGATTGGTAGCCACCCTCGGTCCCAGCATCCACACTGACGAACCCAAGCTGGGCACGGGCAGCCAGGTCGGAGTTGGACTCTCGATCAGTCCCGAACACCGTGGACTCGTTGTTGATGACGCTGAGGCCACCGGCTGAGCCCGCGACGTTCTTGATGGTGCCTGCCGGCCGGTTGCCGGCCTCGCCGAGGCTTGCGGCCGTGATGTCTACGGTGATCTCGTAGCGCTGGGTGTCGAAGTTGTAGAAGGCGTCCGCGTTAGCCGAGGGCATGACGTAAGTGCCCCCCACCGAGAACTGGACGGACCCAAGACCGGCTTCCAAATCAGGGTCGGTAGAGACGGTGGTTCCCGAGGCGATGATGATGTCCTCGGTAGGCCGCGTGCTGGTGTAGAACACGGCGTCCCCCACCGCCGGGCGCCCTGGCAGACGAGTCTTCTCGTAGTTCTTGGCCAGCTTGTCGAACTGGGAGTCGATGAGTTGCTGGACGGCCGAGTCGGTCGAGTATCCGAGGGCCGCCCTGAGCGCCTGCTTGTAGGCACTCCCCGCCACCAGGTCCGATACGCCGTCTCGGTTGGTGTCATCGATCTGGAGCAGCGTGACGAACGACTGGCTCCGATGTACGAAGTCCACGATGAACCAGATACGCTCGGCCTCGCTCGCGAAGGGGTCGATGCTTACGTCCCGGGTGGTCGAACCAGGGACGAGGCTCAACTCCTGGTCCACCCGTTGCACGGCATCCACGAAACTGGTGACGATCTGAAGCTGGGTCCGACCGGGCAGATCCGTGATGTTGGTGTCGATGATGAGAGGCGCCCCCAGAACCTCTTGCGAGTAAGGGGTCTCGAACTCCTGGTTGAGGTCGGTGTCGTAGTAGACGGCCGTGACCACGTAGTAGAGGGGGTCCGTGAGGGGAACGTTGAAGAACTGCTCGGTGTTGGTGATCCCGACGCCCCCGGCTCGGTCGTGCGTGAACGAGAGGAACTCGGTCAGAGTACGGTCCTCCAAAGTGCCTGTGAACCGGACGTTGTTGGAGAAAGCCAGGACGTTGAACGAGTCATCGATCTGGCGAGCAACTTCGGTTCCGAACTCGTCCTCTTGGCTCACGATTACGCGAATGAAGGCAGCCTGGGGCTCGAAAACGGTGCTGTACTCCTGGATCTCGTTGGTATCTTCCTCGAACGTGCCATCGGTCGTGATGAGGGTAGCGTTGATCTTGTAGTAGCCGGTCGTGCCGCCTGGATTGATCGAGGCGTACATGTTGAAGCCCTGGAACGTCTGGGCCGTCACGTTCGACTGGGAGAGACCGCCGGAAACCTCCAGGTCGGGTTTGGCCGCAATGATGTCGATGCGGTCCCGATGGCGTCGCACTCGAATGCCCGAGGGGATGAGGCTCTCGTCATCGCTAAGGGCCAAACGGGTGATGGTGGCCGTCGAAGCGGGACTCACATCCCCCGAGATACCGATAGCCCGAAGCTGGATGATGTTGATCCCCAAGTCCAAGGCGAGCCCGGACGGCAGGGAGTCCGGGTTGGGGACGATGAACGACTGCACATCCAACTTCACGAGAGTCGGATCAGAGACGAAGGCCCCACCATTGACCGACACTTGCAGATCGACCGTGGTGGCATCGACGGTTCCCTCCAACGTGGTGAACTCCAGATTGGTGGAATAGATGACTTCCGTGGACGACCCGGAACCGTCTCTGAGATTGATCTGTGGTGCTGTAGCCATTGCTGCTTATCCGATGCGGGAAGCGCCTATGAGAGATTGTCGGATCACTCCCTGCTGTGCCGTGGAGCCGAGCAGGTCCGCTGGCAGCGGGACTCGAACCCCTCGTTCTATCTGGATAGGTTGCCGGGACCGGTTGACGACGGTGGCATTGATGTAGATGACGGTCGGATCCTCTGTGCTCTGCTCGACGTTCAGAGCGGTGAGAGCGGAGGGGTACTCCTTGTCCGACACGTCCTGGCCCACCGTGTCTTCCTGCTGCTGCTTGATGTTCTGCCAGCGGCGGAAGCCTTCCGATAGTTCCGACGAAATGATGTTCTGGACGAGGCCCCCGTTGGACATCTTCTGCCCGACGACGTTCAAGATGCTCGTCCCATACCAGGCGTGGAACCGATTGGAGCCCTTGATCGTATAGGTGAACTTGAGGGCTTCCTGGATGAGCAGGGCCTCGTCCCGTACCTCGTGCGTGTCCCCTCGACGAGAGTACCGCCAGTCGTTCTCGACGCCCACGCCCCCACAACGCCGGCACTCCTGACGCACCGTGTTGTAGTCGATTTCCACGTAGGAGCCGAAGCCCTTCACTGGCTCGTCCATGACGATGAGCCGGTGCGGGCGATCCGAGAGGGTGGTGGGTAGGTTGATCAGAGACCACCCGCACGCCGACGTAAGGCCGCGCCACATGCGATTCTGGGTGAACCCCAACGTGGTGGCCAAGGTGCCGGTGCTCCCGACGAACACGCTGGCTTGAGGTCCCAGCCGCTTGGACTTCAACTGTAGAGTGCCGTTGACGACCGTGAAGGCGGCCTGGCTGAGTTGTCGGTTCAAGTCGGTGGCCAGGGCGACCGCCGTGATCTTGTTCCCCGGGGCAGCGCTCAGAACTTGGTCTGCGCCCTGGTTGACTTTGATGTTGATGGTGTCGTTGGAACCCTCCCTGATGGTGAAGGGACCCTTCTTGGAACTCTGCGCCACGGCAGCCAGGTGAAGGCCCTGGCTGGGCACCTCAGACACCCCGTTGAGTCGCACCTTGACCGAGCGGAAGGAACTGATGGGCCGAAGCGGCCGGATGGTTTGCCGGTCGGCGCTGAAATAGAGGGGCTCGCCCACAATCTCGTGGGGGCAAACCTGGTCTATTTTGCGGTCGTAGCTCATACCGGCTTCTCGGTCTGTCCTGGATTGATGATTCCACCAGCCTGCTTTTGAGTACCCAACACTGCTGCGGTCCGTCCTCGCTTGTTGGGGTCCACCGTCTGCCCACCGGCCGTGGTAGGCGACGGCAGGTAGTAGGGAGCTTCGGGGGCGTAGTTCTTCAGACCGTAGGCGTCCTTCTCGGAAGCCAGGGCCATAGCCGCCAGGTAGTTGGGGTCGTTGAGCCACTCCTGGAGTTGGGCCGCCAAGTCCTCAAAGCTGTCAGTGGTGGTGGCCGCCTTCTGGATGACGGTGAGGTAGTCAATCTCGTCCTGAAGGGAGTCGTAGTAGTCCAGGGCTCGCCGGATTCTCCGCTCTAGGCGCCCTGAGCGGTGCCACAGCGTCTCGTCGAGCCACGCCCGAGCCTCCCGCACCAACTCAGCCGTCCCGGCGTCAGAGAGCCCCTTGTTGGCCATGACCTCCCCACTCGACATCTGGTGTGCGGGGACGTTCTCGTCTCCGGCCACCACGAAAACGGGCGTCGTCTTGACCCGCACCCGCAGATCGATGAAGGGGTTGCCCCCGAGCACTTCGTAGGCCGCCAGGAGCTTGGCCAGGTAGGAGTCCTCTGGGCTCGCCGAATAGCCTGTCGGAATGCCCTCGTTGTCGTAGGTGAAGATGACCACCCCGATCCGGTTCTGCTCCGCAAACAAGTGAAGCAGCCGGTCGGCCACCAGAGGCATCTGTGATCGAGCGAAATTTGTGAATCGCTCAAACTGAGCCTGATTGAAGGTGCCGAGATAGGTGTCGTGGGCCATGGCCTCTAACCAAAGATGATCCCAAATGCTTTCTCAAAGGCCACCACGTCCACGGCCACGTAGCCAAACGAAACCCCGGCCGAATAGCCCCCTGGACCAGAAGGCGGACGGTCGCCCCCCGCATTGTCAATGAGGTCTGTCCAGGTGCTCACGCTCCCGCTGAGACCAGAGGCGCTGAGCATGTAAGCCCCTAGCTCCAGGCTCTCGATGAGGTTCAGGATGTCGATGAGGAACTGGATGAAGCGCTCCAGGGCCTCGATCTTGCGCTCGATTAGCTGGATGAAGTTGTTGATCTCCTGGATGATCCCCTCGTAGGCCGCCAAGAGTTTTCGGATCATTTCCAGCAGGTCGTAGATGTACTGGCCTGACCAGGGAATGATGTCCCGCAGAGGAACCACGGCTTCCCAGTCCACCGGCACCCCGCCGAGCGTGAACGACTGAATGAAGCGGATGGCCGCCAGGATGTTGATGCGAGCGCCCGTGTTGTTGTAGGAGTCGAAGTAGACCCCCACCGATTCCTGAGTCGCCTGGGCCGGGTGCAGAGCGTTGTACCCCGGGGGCTTGGTGGGGTCGTCCTCGGTGCCGGTCATGGCGTAGACCAGTTCCATGATGTTACTGGCGAGCCGGCGAGGGTCGTCGGGGGTCCCCGTCCCGATGTTGATCTCAGCCACAGGAGTCTTGGGGAAGGTGCCTTCCATCAAGGATTGGAAGTCGAATACTATTCTGGCGTGGGCGGCCTCCAACATGGCCGAAGCAGTCTGGTCTGCTAGTCGAGCCGAGTGGCGTCGAAGGACGAAGGACTGCCAGGGGTAAGTGATCGCTTCTGTATCTGCACCGGACTCCCCAAAGTCCTCCAAAACTTCTTCTTCCGTGCGAGGGCCGGTCGCAACTACTTCTTCTTCCTGCGCTCCCGGACCCTGTGCCCCAATGCTTCCCAACGAGAAGATGGTGGCCACTACCCCGGCGTAGTCCTGCAACGACCCTCGGCCTACCTGGAGGGGCTCGGTATCTTCTGTCGGAAGGCCGTTATCGTCAAAGGTCGCGTCCACGGCCACGGGAATGTGGAAGTCCAACGAGAACGCGGCTTGGAACAACCGCCGCAAGGTTTCGATGACATCGAAGTCCTCGGGCACCGTGGGTACGATGGCCGAGACGATGCTCGTCGTCTCCCCCATGGTGACGATGCTCTGAGACGAGGTAGCGGGCCATCGGAAGAAGTAGCCAGGCACCCCCGCAGCGCCGCCAAATTCGAGCAGCGGCTTGAACTGGACCATGTGGGAAGGTTCGTCAATGGCCAGGTCACCGCTGTAGGCACGCAACCGGTAGTAGTAGGTCACGTCCTTTTCGATGTCGGTGTCCAGGTAGCGGAACGTCCCCAGGTTGCCGAAAATGGACTCTATGTCGGTCGGGTCGATCTTGATGTACTTCTGGAATTTGATGACCTGATCGCCGGACTCATCCAAGAGCGGAGCGAGGGAGTAGGCTCTCTCACCAGGAGCAAAGGTGAAGTGCTGGAGGTTGGAGTAGACCACCTTCCCCGCCTGCTTGGGATCACGCATGATGGCCGTGCTTAGAGAGCCCGTAACGGGATCGCCGTCCCCAGACCGGAAAGAGGCATCCAAGTCTCGACTGGGTTCGATGGTGCATCGCTCCAACAAGAACGTCGGGGGAACGAACTCGTGGGCGACTTTGCTGACGAGATCCTGGAAGCCGGGGTCTGGGACTTCCTGAGAAGTGGGCAACGTCCACATCACCTCGATGGCTTCGATCTCGCTCGTGAACATGCTGGCCACCGCCAAGATGGGATCCCCATCATCCCCAACCGGGACGGCTCGGAAGTTGGCGGGGGCAGCGTAACGGGGAGAGGTGAGTTCCTTGCTGAAGAACCGAAGCAGGTTCTTGATGCGCTCGTACAAGGTGAACGGGTCGGAGGCGTCCACCATCAGGATCACGAAACCACTCTTGGTGCCCGCTCGGGGCTGTGGTCGGTTGGGGTCTTGCGTGTCGAACAGCGACCCCTTCCAGCGCGTGACGAAAGCTGGGAACCCTCCGTGGATGGCGTCGAAGTTGGGATCCGAAAGGGGGTTAGGAACATCGAAGTAAGCGAACACCCCGGTCGCTTTCAACGAGAGCAGTAGTTCCTCGATGAGGCGGATCAGAGCCTCGACCAGGGCCGCAATCGGGTTGCCGAAGTCGATGAGGGCGGCCTTGATGGTGTCGAGAATGGCCTTCAGGATGTCCAGGTAAATGAGTAGCGTCTCCAGGACGTTCCTGACCGGCTCAAGGATGTCCTTGCCCGGCACCTGGATGACGAATGATTGCCAGTTAGCCATCTACCTTAGCTTCCGTACTGCAACTTCCTGAGCTTCTTCTTGAGTCCTTCACGCTCGGCCTTGGCCGCGTCTATCGTCTTGCTCACCACCTCGGTCATGCGGTCCTGAATCGGGAGGCGGTTCTTGCGAACCCACTTGAGGGCTACGTCGTCAGCAGCTTCGTCAACGCCTTCAGAGTCGTCGCGTCGTTCTTCTCCCGGTTCTCCTTGGCCCTCTCCTTCCGCACGATGATCCCCGTCTCCAGGTTGATCCTTGCATCGATCCATACATACCTCTTGTCGTAGAGCCGATCCGTGGCGGCCATGATGCTAGCGAGCGCTGGAACGTCGTCGTTCGAGAGTGTGTTCAGTCGAGCGGTGACCTCTGCTGCCCGGTTGTCGAGATCGGCCGTCTGCCAACCCCGAGCAAAAGCGCCGCTGTCCCCCAACACCGGAATTTGAGTAGTCACCAACGACGAGAACGCGGTGGCTTCGGCAATCGCTTGGTCGATGTTCACCAACACTGCCGAGACAGCATCCAAAGCGGACTGGGTGGCCAGGGTCGTCGAAGCCAGCCAGTAGGTGACGGCAGCCGCCGAGGGGAACGTCCCATCAACCTCCAGGTTGTTCTGGTCCGTGATGGTGTCCACCAAGTAGACTGCCGTGTTTGCCCCCGTCTTGACGTAGATGTAGTCACCTGGCGAAGCATCGTCGATGAAGGTAGCCCCCGCGCTCGTCAAGGTGCTGCCGCTGACGGTGCCCGCGTAGGCCACGTAGATGTACGTGAACACGCTGTCCAGGTAGTTCTCGACGCCCTTTCGCTCGCTGTAGGGCTTCGTGGGGGGCGTGTTCGTGGACAAGACCTCAAGCTGGCCGTCCAACGCTTCCTCGATGTCCTCTTGAATCGAGGCGGTCCCGCCAAAAGTACCGAGTGGGCCATCCACCCGGTAGTCCACAGTGGCGGGGACGGCCCATGAAACAGCGGTGATGTTTAGCTGCGTTTGCGACAACACGGCCGTGACCTGACGACGTTCCTCCTGGCCGCCAGTCGTGAACACGACGGTATAGCCGGGCAACACGTTGTTGGTCTGGAAGAATGCCGCTGTATCGGTCAAGAGAGTAGCGGGGCTGACCGTGGTAGTGGCCGTCGTTCCCGCCTCCACGGGGTTGCTGACCGTGACGGTGAAGCTGAACCCAGTGTCCGGCGTGTAGGCATCCCCAGGAGCTACGGTGATGGTACTCGCCGTTGGGAACCCGGTGATTCTTCGGAAGTTGATCGTGTTGCCGGCCACTCCGTCGAGGATGCGAACGAGGTCCCCGACGTTGGGGGTGGGAGAGGGGAAGGTGCCGGCCGTCAGAGTGATGGTCGTACCTGGACCGTCCAAGTCCCCTGTACCCAAGAAGGGGGCCCGAGTAGACGACCGCAAACGGCCTCCCACCTCGATGTTCTCCTGCTCGACGTAGAGGTAGCCGACGTTCTGGGGGTCACCGCCGATCTCGGAATCTACCGAAGGGTTGAGGGGAGGGAGCCCTCGGTTGCCGTCGTCGTCCGTCGTGAGGCCATCAAGGGCAGGGAAACGCTCGGGAGCCGTTTCCGTGGCGGGGACACCCGCGTACAGGTCCAACAGCGTCTCCGATGGAGGTGGGTTGTTGGTGAAGAATGTTCCCGGATTGATGACCGTCAGGAGCCCTAGCTCGGCGTCCAGCCCAAGGTCCAAACCAACCGTGTACTTGTCCCGGTAGTTGCTGTCGGTCGCATCGAGCACGACCGCCGAGCCCCGGGGCACCTCTACCGTCAAGGCAGGCAGGTTGATGGTGGTAGCGTCTGGGACAGACGCTACTGTGGTGGCCGTAACCAGCGCCGTAACGCGGTCGGGCGCATAGAGCGTCACAACGTCACTGGCCGAGAAGGAGGGTCGAAACAGGTCGGCATCGCCCTCAGCAAAGTCCACCTTGATCTGAGTGTCGCCTACCTCAGCCGTCTCGGTCACGACCGCCCAAGGCCAGCGCTTCTCGACCCCGCTGAGCCCCGTGACATTCTCGTAGCCGACAGCCCCCATGACTGTCCCCGTCGCGGGGCCTGGCGGGAAAGCCGGCGTGTATTCTACCCCCGTAGCGATGTATCGCTGGGTCGGGTAGAACCGGCTGGTCGGAGCCGCCTTGTAGACCTCCAGGTAGGTGCCGATGGAGACCAGTGAGAAGGGCCAGGAGAAGGTGTAGGGAGCGGGGCTGATCTTGAACCGGTCATCGATCTGGTTCGTGACCTCGGCAAAGGTCGCCCGGTCCGGGTTGTCGATGAGGCCGTCGAAAAGGAACCGACCGTCCTGATCCCCCACAACGCGGCCATCCATGTCTTGGAGGGCGTCTTCCAAGTAGTTGACCGCATCGTTGTAGAGCACGAGGGTGGCTCGGGCCACGATGTCCTCGTTGGACAGGTAGCCCTCCTGGAAGAAGGTAGACTCCACCCCCTGCTCGTAGAGTCGGGTGGCAGCCGCATTCTCCAAGATGGGGCCGCCCGAGGGGACTGATGCCTTGGCATCCTGCTCGTACTGGGTCTCCAACTCGCCTCGGAAGTTGGTGAACGTCTCGACCCTCCAGAAGAACGAGTCTGGAAGGTAGGTCGTGTAGTCCATCGTGAGGATCTGGTTCAGCAGACCGTTGGTGGTCTCGTCTGGAGCGATCCCATACGTGTACGAAGCCCGGAACCGGCGCCCGGCATCCACCAGACGGTTCCCCGTGTAGAGGATCGAGAGTTCCTCGCCAGGCCCCAGCGGGTCGGTGAACACCACCAGGCCAGAAGCGTCGATGGTGTAGTCCACCCCCTCGGTCAAGAGGACGCCGGGCTCCCCCTCAACCTTCCGAAAGACCGTGATGATGCTGCCCTGGAATACCGGGTCGTCGGGGTTGGGTTCGTTCAGAATGGGAGCGTTGGAAGTGTGGCCCTGAGCAGCGGGGGACTCCAGGACGGCTCGGAGCGACCGCCTCAAGAGTCCTGGAGAAGCCGTGTACTGGCGCGCTCCGTTGGACGAAAACGTGACCTCGGTTCGGTCCGTGTCCGCATCGTAGGCAGAGCCTTCGACCAGGTTGAAGTCCGTGAAGGTAGCCCCGCCATCGAAGTAAACGACGAGCCCGTTGACGTAGGTTTGAGTCAGGTCTCCGGCCAAGCGCAAGAGACTGGAGCCCCTAGGCGTGGACTCAAAAGAGGCCGTCTCGATCTGGAAGTAGGACGACGCTCCCGAGATGGGGGTCAGCCCCGAGCTAACCGCCAGAGTGGGGTTCCGGTAGTCCTCCAGGAAGCCTTGGAAGTCGCCCGAGCCAGCAACGATGGTGATGGTCGTCGTCTCGGTGCCCGCGTTGTAGCTCGCCGAGTCGATGAGGTAGACCTGAGCGTTGTCCAGCCGGAGCAGGTAGTCGGGCAGGAAGTCCGTGGTCCGGTCGCCGCCCATGTCGAACGAGGTGTCCCCCTCGGCAATCTGGATCGGGACGTTCAGCATCGGGGGCTGGAGAACCGAAAGGGTCTTCTCGCCGCCGAAGGCTTCGTAGATGTAGTAGTCGATGTAGACGCTCTCGTTGACCCCCACCGGGATGCCCGCCGGCAGAGCGTCCGTCACCTGGGTGCTCGTCAGGAACGTGATGGTGGTGGTCGAGACATCCACCTTCACCTGAGCGTCCGACTGAGGTCGGCCACCTCGGTAGACCTTGGGCAGCGGGAGTTCCGCCGTCTCGCGCCCCAACGGGTTGAACGTCATCGTCGCCGTGGGGACGGCGTGCGGAACATCCTCCTTGCGCACCAAGAAGGTCCCACGTTCTTCGATGAGATTGCCGTCAGAGTCCTTGTAGGTGACGAAGATTTCCCCCAACTCCAGCATCCGCTCGGCAAGCTCGATGAAGCCTAACTCGGGCTGGAGCGTGTACTCCGTACCAAGCTCCAACTCTCGGACCCAGTAGACCGTCTCTCCCGCGTTCACGTCATCCTGGGAGAAGTTGAGGTTGCCGGTGTCGATGCTGATCTCGACCTGGCCGGCAGACATCGAGGCTGGGGCCGTGAACGCCCCGTCGTTCAGGACCAGCGAGACCAGCGTAGCGAACGTCGTCTTGCCGAACCGGAACCGGCTGGTCGGGGCGAAGGCCGGATTGATGTTCAGACGAGGCCCGTTGGTCGTCGTCCCGAGGGCCTGAATCTTCTCGACCTTGGTGTTGGGATCGAGGGGCAGCACTTCTCGGAAGTACCGGTCCGCCAAGACCTCCTGCCCTCGCCGAATCTCGTAGGACACCCCCGTCTCACTGCCCGCGTAAGACTCGTCCAGGGTGAGTGTCTGGGCCGCCACTGTGGCGACGGTGTAGACCCCTGCCGCTGGGCCAGCCGTGGGCACCAGCAGGTCGCCAGGCACCACCGGAAGGGGTGCTGAGACCAGAGTAAAGTCCTGGGAGGTGTCGGTGAAGGTGGTCCCCGAAATTGACGCCGCCGAGCCCGAGGTGACGAAAGCTCCGTCCGTCTCGACCAATGTGACCAGGCCCGGGGGCCTCACAATCAGAGCGTCCGTGCCCAGGACCAGGGGCGTGTAGATCCCACCGCCTGGCGTGTCCTCTAGCTCCAGGAGCAGGTTGTTCTCGAACACGAGCGGGTTGGGAAGCTGGACGGCTCCGTAGTCGGCCGTGAAGGTCAAGACCTCGTTCTCGTCCCGACGAGCGTACAGGAGCACCTGGTCCTCGAAATCGAGCACGTACCCGAAGCCAGTCGGCGGCGAAGCTACGTCCAGCCTGGGTAGCTCCCCGGGAGTGAAGGAGCCCGTTCCCTGAAGCACATCCACGACCAGCGGCTCGGTATCCACCGGCACCGCTGGCAACGCCACCTGGGGCACCGCGATGATGGGATCGGCCATCGTAGCCCCGGCGGTCTCGTAGAGCGCTGCCACATCCTTGACCGTTGGGTCGGTCGCACCCAGGTCCACCGGGGACCGGAACAGCCGGAGCGAGAGCCCTCGCTCGATGAGCACGTCCGGCAAGACTGCCTGGAGGGCTTCCCCCGCGTACTCGGCCTGGTCAGCGGTCGAGGGCCACACATTGCCGGTCCCTCGTTCGATCTGGACCACCCCCGCCTTGCCAGACGAGAGAGCGTCCACGAACTGGGTCTGGGGGAACTGGACGACCCCCGGAGACCGGAAGTAGGTGTCACTGTCCTCGGAGGGGATCGGGGAGAGGGTGCCTGGGGCATCCACGTCCCCCAGGGCGGCGGTCGGCACCGTCAGGTCGGCAGCCATCAGAGCCCCGTCGTAGTAGACCGGAAGGGCCGTGTAGCTGGAGTTGAACTTGAGCCGCCCAGTGTCCACGGCCCACTCGACTGTGCCTACCGTTGGGTTGGGCGAGAACGCCGCCTCGTTGGCTTTCTCGACCGCCGTGAGGTATTCGCCGAACCCCAGACGGACGAGCGGAGACTGGCTCGTAGCGGGCAGAGGGTTGAGCAGCAACGGGGCTGCTACGTCCCCAATGCTGGCCGACTGGTCGATCTGGTAGAACGTCTGGCGCTGGACCCGAACGTCCTGGCCCTCATAGGTCACGAGGTCTGCGGGAGCCCACCCCAGGTTGCCCGACTCCAGAGATAAGCGGACCGTCCCCGGTGGAGGGTCGTCGGGAGCGGGGGGGTCGTTCAAGGCAGCATCGTTGGCCACCAGGTCGATGGTGAACGTGGTGCCGCTCGCCGTGCCCAGCGAGATCCGCATGGGGTAGCTCACCAGGTCGGTGTCGGTCGGAATGGGAGCCGTCAGCCGGTTGGTGTTGGAGTCGGAGGCGAGGGCTCCGATCTCGATCAAGGCAGCGCCCACGAGGGGCCTGAAGCCCCCGGCCTGACCGTCGTAGTCAAAACGGTTGATGACCTCGTTCTTGGTCCACCCGAAAACGGCGACGGTCAACTTTCCGTCGGTCAGAACGAAGACCAGGTACTCGGTTCGAGGGGCCGACTCGTCCGAAGGGTACGCTGCGTCGAAGGCAGACTGGTCCGAGATGACGATGTTGGGCGTCGCCGTGAACGGGGAGTTCCCCTGACCAACCCTGGGTGGCTCCAGGACGTAACCAGTGACGGACAGGCCCACGGGCTACTCCTGGTAGAAGGCTACTACTTCCGGCGAGACGGGGAACCGAACTAGCTTCTCCCGTCCCTTGGAGTTGCACAGCAGAACGTCGAGGTATTGCTCGGTGTCGCCAGGGATCAGGTCGTCACGCTTCTGACTCTTGACCACCGGCCGTACCTCAACAAGCCCAGCTACCGTCCCCAACTCTCCAGTCGTCTTGTGGCTCTTATCCATCTTCATCCTCATGCGAGCGAGCCCGAGCCAACACCCGATGAGGGTGAAGGGGAGGGCGGCCCTACAATGGGGATGGGGATAACAAGACTCGCGATGGACTTGTCGAGTCCGAAGGCCAAAGCTCTGGCCTTCTTGGCCGTCCCGTCGCCCTTCATGCCGGCCAGCTTGAATCCTTCAAGAATGAACGGGGTGGCCGGCGGGGCCTTGAAGCTCGCCAGCCCGGCGCCGGCTCCCACTGACGGGTGCGTCGTGTTGATCACCATCTGAAGGAACGCCAGGTTCAAGCCGGTCGAGACCCCAACGATGAAGGGGACGGCCAAAAGACCCAGGAGCTTCTGGTTCTTCATGCCCGCCAGGATGTGGCCAAACAGCAGGGGTTGGGGCACGATTAAGGGGAGAATCCCCGTGCCCGCTCCGGCCGTGCCCGTATCCGTGGTCGAAACCTGGATGGTCCTCGCCCACTTGGTCAGGCCGATGGCCACTCCCTTGGAGTATTTGAACACACCAGGGCCCGTGAAAACGATGCTGGGGACCAAGACCCCCATGACGCCGGGGACCGTGATCGGCATCAGGTAGACCAGACCATCGCGCTGCCTAGGAGGGGGATGCCCGTGATGGGGTCCAGCGTAGGGGCTCCTGGAGGCAGCGATGGGACGCCTCGACACACCCCGAAGGTTGCGGCGGGCGACCCGAGCTTGACCTGAGCGGCAGTCGCTATGATGGCCGAGCCTGCCAGGTTGAGAGCCAGGCTGGCCGTGAGAGCGATGGCGCCCCCGGTTGTCCCGATGGACACCGCGCCCGCGCCCGTAGCCAGGCTCACCGCCCCGGCCTTCGTGGTGAAGGAGATGGCCCCGGCGGTCACATCCCCGATGATGCCGCCCGCCTGAACGGCCATGGTGATGCCGCCCGCTCCTACGTTGTAGACCACCCCACCCACCGAGACGTTCTGCACAAGGCCCCCCAATAGGATGGTCGAAATTTTCCCTCCAGCGGCGATTTGCTCCAACACCTGAAGTGCGTGGTTGTACTGGGCCTTGCCAGAGATGAGCTTGTTTTCCTCTCCGGCGTTCAGGGTGTAGCCCCCGTGGGCGTTGACCATGCGACGGTCGCACTGGAGCTTGGAGGCTCCGTCCGCCACCGTCTGGCGCGTTCCTACAAAGTCCTGGTGAGTGCCCGTGACGTTCGACCGGTAAGCCCCTTGGCAATATATCTCATAGGCAACGTCGTTGTCGTCAGACGTACCGCTTCGGAATTCGTGTTTGACCGACGACCCGTAGCTGATGTCTAGCGCACGGCCCCTGGCGTCATGGCCAATGAGCGCCTTGAGCCCACCAGCCAGCGTGGCGTTGATGGACACACCATCCGGACGAGACGCCCCGAAGTACGCCTTGAGCGCCCCACCCATGTTGATCTCGGCCGCGACGTTCTTGACTCCCGAAGCGTAGTCCTCGGTCGCCGGGGCCGGCACATTGAGAAAGAGCTTCCCCTGCTTGGAGACAACAGCGGCGAAGTATTCCGTTCCGCGCCCCCGGGGGATGCGGAGCCGAAACATGTAGGCCCCGGCCTTCGTGTAGGTTTCCAGATCGTTGGTGGGAGACCGGACGCACCGCTCCAGACGGAAGCGACCTCGACGGGTCGAGTTGAACTCGTCAAAGATGCGAGGCTTGAGGATGTCGGCGTACTGACGCATCCCCAGCGACGTGAGCATGTCGTTGCCGACGAGGGTGCCGAACACCTGCTCGATGTAGGGCTGGCGTTGGTCCAGGCGGAACCCGTCGATTTCCTCCAACACCTCCTGGGACAGGTTGGAGGTCTGGCTCATCTCCATCCGGTGCTCAACGAAGGCGTCGGCCGTTGAGCCATCGGACTCGATGCCTACTCCTGGTGAGGTCGGAGGGTAGTAGACCCTCTTGCCGTTGGTGTAGGTCGTCGGAGGGTAGTTGGTGAAGTCGTTGAATATCTCCGAGACCGTGCCGTCCTGATTGGCGTACTTGGGGGGAGCCCCGGCCTGAAGCCCGGGACCCATCTTCTCCAGTTCGTCCTGGCCGAAGTAGCGCTCCTTGAAGTCCTCAGCGTTGGCCGACTTGAGCTTACCCTCGTCGTCGAAGATGTCCTCGGGCAAGTAGAAGGCACTGCGACGGATGGGACCCGAAACCCGGCGGACCCCAGACTCAGCCTCGACCCGATGAACCGACTGGGCCACCAGCGTCCGCTCAGAGTCCCGAAGCTCGAAAAAGTCCCCGGCACGGTTGCTGATGGCCACGTCCCGAGAGAGCACCAACTCGGAGCCTGCGGAGGACATGCCTCCCACGTCCCCCGGCTTCATCATGAGCCGCTTGTAGCGGAGGGTCTTACCCAACAGCCGCTCGACCTCTTGCCGCTCAGCAGGGTCAACGTCGCCCGGGTCGTACTGCGAGTAAGGGTCGAATCGGACGCCGCTCTTGTTGCCAGTCGGCAAGTAGCCGAGGATCACGGCGTCTTGGAGGTTCTTGGTGATGCGCCGGTAGCCAATGATGACCAGGGAGTTCTTCTCAGGAACACCTCCCCAGAAACTCCGGGGGCCGGCCATCGCTTGAGTCAGATCCAACTCGTACCGCTGACCGGCACCGGTCAGGATCTTCACGTCGGCCTTCATGTTGATCTCATCGACGCGAGTGATGAGACCGACCTTGGTGCCGGAGAAACTCTTGGGGCCATCGGAAAAGTCATTCTTCGGAATGATGCCGATGGGCCTTTTGGGTACGGTGCGGCCGGGTGGGGATGCCATGGCTACTGCCTGCTTCGGTTGTTCAACTGGACCAACCTGAGTTCGTTGTTGGCCAAGCGAGGCCCAACCTTGTCGATCTCGGCTTGCACCCTCTCCTGTTGAGCGGGGATGTCCGCGAAGGTGATGGTCTGGCCCTGGTTAGTCTTGACGGGCGTGAGCCGTGTCGAGCCGCCACCTGCTTGGGCTTCCTCCAACAACTGCTTTTCTTCTCGGAGCCGGGTCAGGCGACGGTTGTCTCGGGCGATCTCGCCCTCGATCTTAGCCCGCTGGGTGTTGTCCCGTAGGTCCCCTCCAAATCTGCTCCACGACTCAGCTACCTGGTCTGCGTTGCTGCTGACCGTGTTGGCCAAGGCGATAGGGTCCCCTCCCAAAGCTCGGAGCGGCTGAGAGTAAGGCGGGCTCAGGGGACTCAGGTCGTCGCCTGGGGTTCCGAACCGAAGGTCTTGAACATCTCGGTTCGGGAGGTTCAGCAACTCACCACGAAGCGCCTTCTCGTACTCCTGGTGCGGGAAGTCTACTGCCTGGTAGAGCGTCACCAAGAACTGATCGACGCGGCTCAGTTGTTGCTGGCCCAGCGCCGCTCCGGCCAGGTTCACTGGGGCATTGCCGCCCGTGAAGCTCTGGTACAGGGCTTCCTCAGCCATAGCCTCCCCCGGAGCGTCGCCATCCATTTCCTTGTTGTACTTTTGCCAGGCTTCCCCTTTAGCCCTTTTGATCTCAAACTCCACGTCTGCGGCTGCCGCCGTGGTAAACTCCGTGACTTGCTCTGGAGTCAAACTCGAACCCTTGAGCAAAGCCTCAACTTCTTCGGGGTCGAGCCCTATGAGAGCCTCGGGGGAAAGGTCTACCACAGACTCCACGTAGATATTGAAGAAACCCTCGAACAGTTCCTCGCTAGAAGCCTCGATTTTCGCCACCTCGGCATCGTACTCCGCAGAGACTTCTTCTCTGCGCTTGGTTGCCTCGTCGTCCAAACCGAAGGACACCACCCCGTTGTCCCCGGGAAGCCGAGACAGGTCCTCTTTGGTATCCCCTCCGGTAAGAACCTTGACCTGGTAGCCGACGTTGATGAAGGCCAGGTCGGAACGTCCCGATAGACAGTTGCAGTCGGCGACGTTCTCGATGTTGTCCTCCTTGACCTGCATCTCAGCCAGAGTCAAAGCCCGAGAAAGCTGGCCTGCCTCCACACTCACCGGGACGCCCTCGTTCGCAGTGGATCCAAGGGGAGCAGCGTCCACGAAGTTCTTGCCCACTTCGACGAACTCGACCTTCTTATCCTCGGGGCTGATCACAGCGGCCGTCTGAAGTTCCTCGGGGGACAGACGCGCTATGGCATCCGCAGGGTTTGGGTACGTGTTGGTAATCGCCGTGAGCCCCTGGGACTGGGCCTTCAAGGTCTCGTACAGACCGCCGGCCAACGCCAACTGGAGATCGATGTTGGTGCGCTGGTTGGTCTCGTTGGCACCAGACAAGACGAGCGACCCGTCTCGCAGCGAAATGCCTCGGCCGTACTTGTGGTGCCCGATGACCTCGAACCCCCGCTGATCTGAGACGGGTCGGATCATGGCAGACCCGGTTTGCTTGCCGAGCACCGCCCGGCTAACGTCATCTCCTTCCAGAGTCTCGACCGTGAGTTTTTTCTTGCTGATGAGCAGGATCTCGTCCAGCACGTTGGAAACGTCGTGGGCGTAGGTGTAGACACCGGCCGAACTGAGCCCATAGGAGTACCGGTTGCCCACGTACTTGTTCCTAAGGTATTCCTCGCTGGTTTGAGTGGCGACGGCCTTCTCAGTGTCCGCCAGGTTCTTGGCAGTGACCGGGCTGAAGTCTTTGGTAAACGGGTTGTCCTTGGGAGACTTCTTGCGCCCCTGGGTGCGAGCCAGTTGCTCAGAACTGAATAGCTCCCCTGCGAACGGCCTCGTGTAGGCCATGACGACGTTGGGGTAGCCCACGATCCGTCCCGTCTTGGGGTGCCGGAGCAGCAAGGGGGCATAAGGACTGGAGATGTCGCCCGTATCCTCTGCGTTGACAGGAGGGATCAGAGCAGCGTCCCCAATAGTCATCTTGAAAGAGGCACTCGTGCGAAGCTGCCTGACCGACAACCGTGGGATCTTGTCCTTCAGTTCTCCAGTTGGAGCCTCGGGAATTTCTTGCCCGCTGTACTCCGTCAGTCGAATGCTCCCGATGCCCTGGGGAGCGATGAACTTCTGGCGGCGAGCACTCAAGGTCAGCGTCGTTTGAGCACGACTGCCGAACTGGATGTTGTGGCTGATGCCCTGGATGTACCAGAACTGATCCTTCGGAGCGATGTAGACCGGAAAGCCCAGTCGTAGCTCGGGACGCAGCGGGATGTTGACAGTACCCCGGTGCCGGCGAGCGTTGTACCGGTCCATCAGGTCGAGTCCCATGTAGAACATGAACACGGGGTTGCTCATGAACTCCGAGTTGAAGGTCTGCGAACGCCAACCGTACTTACGAAGCAGGTGGTAGTCCGTAACCGACGTGAACGGGGTGGCTTCTTCTCCGAAGCCCCAGTCCGCCGCGCCTGTGAAGTTGCCCTGGATGGATAGCTGGGTGACGACCTCAGCCTCGCTCTCCGAAAAGTCCCAGTCGATGATGTCGATGTCCTGGATCCAGGAGACCGGCTTGTTGCTCAACACGTCCAGGTTGTAGAACGGCGGCTTGAACACGATGTCACCGGTCACGTCCATGAAGAACTCGTAACCAATGGCTTCCTTGGCCGAGCTAGCCAACTCCAGCTTGGTCTGATACTCGCTCTGCCAGAAGTTGATCTCGCCGGCTGACATCATCTGGGAGCGGAAGGCCACCACCGACGAGTCAGTGGGGTCAAACACCATCTGGCTACCTTGAGCACCACCGTTGGCACCTCGCACGACAGCAGACGCGAACGGCTGCTTGAAGTCCGTCGTCTTGTTCTTGCTGTTAAGGCCAGCACGCCAGGCTCGGTAGCGAGCGTACAGGTAATCCCCTCTGACAGCGGCGCCCTCGGTCCCGTACATCATGAGGTTGGAGCGGATGCGCGTGAAACGCTCGTTCCAGTATTGCATGATGTCCGCCAGGGACGCTTGGAACGTCTTCTTCTGGGAGTTTTCCTTGAAGAAGCTGGTGAGCGAGCCGGTGCCCACCACCACGTCTCCGAACGACTGCTGAGCGAGCGTCCAGATCACGTCGTAGGGGTTCATGCCGTGGAAGATGTTGCCGAAGGTCAGCCCGTTGAACTGCCCGCCCGTGAAGGACGGGTTGATGTTCATTTTACATAGCTCCCACCACTTCAGGATGTCGGAGCAGTTGATGCTGACGGTGTGCTCGCCCCCCGAATACTGGTCGCTGATCTCCGTCGTGAGGCCCCAGAAGATGGGGTAGTATTGCGGCATCCCCTCCAGGGTGAAGTAGCCCTTGGCGTAAATCTCGACCTCCATCATGGGGGAGATCAGGGGCACCCCGTCGAAGTAGAAGTCGTCGATGGTGTGGCGAGGGACGCTCAGGTTGAGGGTAGCCGACCCAGGAGGGCTATCGACGTTGAGGTCCACCTGGACACTGGTGAGGTACTTGTTGATGTCGAACCGGCGCTGGCATTGAGTACACCCTAGAATGTCCACCTCACCGTTGATGAACACGAGGGCGTCCGGTGCCGTCACTATCGTAGGACGGATGCCTTGCTGCCAGGTGCCTTGGTAGGGACTACGCGCCATGTCGCTAGAGGACCCCTTTCGTTATGTCAGCATTAGCCGCCCGAACCTGATCCCACTGCTCCGTGCTGATGGCGTTAGCCTTCCACCTCTCGTACTGCCTCAACACGTACTCGATCCGAACCTCTGTGGGGTCAGTCCTCGTTTCCTCGGGGGCAGAGGGGCTGTCCTCAACAGCACGGGACTCCCTTTCCCGCAGAGAGGCATCAGTGGCTCTCCGAGCATCCTCCAGGTCCCCTTCGCTGAAGATGGACCCAATGCCAGGGGGGTCTCCGGCGATAAAGCGCGCTTCTACTTCTGCTGCTTTCTCCTTGAACTCATCTCCTTCAAGTTCAGAAGCCGCTAGCGCTTCGATCTCGTCATAAGTATCGGTTGCGGCGGCCTCGGACGCGGCCGTCGTGGTCGGCAACCCGGCAGCCAACTCGGTGGGGAACCTGCCCGAAGCACCGTAGGTGAAGCCTTGCTCGTTGGGGCGGTCCAGGAGGAAGGCCGCCCTGACCGTGAAGTCGTAGCTGTACTCCAGGGTGTGCGGAGAAGTTGCGTCCTCGGTGATGTTGAAGTTGTCGAAGCTCCCTAGGTACAGGGTGTTGTCGTAGTAGATGTAAACGCTCCCCACGACCGAGAGGTTTCTCCGGATGTACTGCCCCTCCGACTCGTTCAGATACAGGCCACCGTTGTTCTTGTAGATGAGGAATAGCGACAGGAAGTTCTGAAACGACTTGGTGAAGAACTTGGCCGTCCGGTTCAGCCCTGGCTCCCGAGCGTTTTGGCGATCCATCGCGTAGAAGCCAGCGATCTTGCCCGAGGCCGAAATCTTGTCCTGGGCATCACCCCAGTGCTCGATGACGGGACCGTTGCGAGCCCAGTTGCCATCAGAGACGATCTTCTCCCCCTTGACTGAGAAGCTGGCGGGGTTGACCAACATGCGGAGCGGAGGCGTCTTGCGCATGTTCTCCAGCCTTAGCGTGGTCTCGATGGCTTGCGCGGCCTGAGCGCTCGCGAGCGCTTTGCCTTTTTTGGTTGCGTTGTATCCCGTCCTGGCGATCTCGCTGAGCAGCTTCCGCATCCGCGCTGCTTTCTCGCTTCCATCATCCACCCACATCGGGAACAGCTTGTTGCCCGCCGACTGCCCATAGGTGGACCGTTGCCCAGAATCTTCTATTTCTCGAATCTTCTTTTGCATCCACCCAGGCGGTTTGTTCTCGATGGTCCTAGCGATGTCCCCTGCCGTGATGGCCCCGCTACCATCGCTGTCAAAGTTGTCGTTTAGCTCGTACCCCGCATTGTTCGTGTACGCCTTGGCCGTTTCCGTGGGGTACGGCTTCTTCAGCTTGTCCTCGGCCCTGGCAGCCTCGGCCAACCAGGCGTCCTTTATCTTGGGATCGGTCTGGGCGGCGGCCCTGGTCCTGAACTCGATGAGGTTACGCTGTAGTTCTGCTACCCGTATCTCTTGTTCCTCGGTGCTGATGTACCACTCTTGGTACAAATTCTCGTTGGGGTAGCCCCCGAACACATGGCTGTAGATCCTGACCCGTTGGGCGTCCTCTCCCCCGCCCTCTTTGCCCCTGAACTTGCCCTTGCCTTTGGCAAGGAATTCCTCGAAATAGGGCAGTTGCTCGCTGGCTGACAGGTCCCCAAACGTCTCCCATTCTTCCTCGGTCATATGGCCGGGGCGTGCCTCTGTTCCTACCGCTATGCTGTGCATGAACTGGAACAGCCCCTTGGCTACCGTGGGAGGGGGGTGTTCGGCCGCTGGATTGAACCCACTCTCGTTGTAGCAGACAGCGGCTAGCTCAACCGGGTCCGCACCCAGTCGCTCGCACATCGTCACCCACTCGATCCAGAAGTAGTCGGGGAGAGTCTTGGCGTGGTCGCCCCACCGCTCAACGTCCTTCTTTCTAGGCTCGGCGTCCGCAGACTCGTCATCAGAGGGATCAGGTACGAGCTTGCCGTCTATCAGGACCAACTTGGGGCCGCCCTGGTCGTAGGCTCTCACCGGGAGAGTTTCTTCAAGAGCAGCGGCGGTCCCGGATCGGTCCAGAAGGGCTCCCGTGACGTTCGACACCGGAGGCAAGATGCCCACCACGAACATCTTGGAGTTCGCAGACGCAGCCGAGATCCCAACGAACTGGAGAGACAGCCCAGCGTCCTGCCGCAGATCCAGATCGTTGTAGTAGGTCAGCAGTTCCTCATAGGTCTGAGGGTCGTAGTAGTCCGCCGACGCCTCGATCTCCCGAAAGATGCGTTCCACCCCAGGGGGTGGGGCTCCCCCTTGAATGGCGCCCGAAGCATTGGACTCGACCTGTACGTCCCCCTGGACAGGGCTCGGTGGGGGAGGGTTCATCAGCACGTTCGCACGCGCTCGTTCTTCCAACGAAGGCGTGCCCGTGCCTCGAACACGAGCCGGGGGCGCGCGGCGGCCACGACTAGTCACTAGGTTCCCCCTCCTGCTCCGGGGAACAGGGTCTCATACATGGCTTTTTCCTCGGGCGTCGGTTGCCGAGGGGGCTGGTCAACTTGGATCCGAGGCTGATTTGCTGCAATGGCGTTCTGCTCAGCGTACCCCTGCGCCGCCTCGCGCTTCTCCTGCGCCTGCTGTCTCTGCAAAAGAACGTTGAACCGAGTATTGTCCTCACTAGGAACACCCTGGCTTTCTCGAATACCTCTCTCCAAAAAGGTCTCGTCAGCCAGGCGTTGGTTCTCAGCCTCGATACGAGTTTGGGATTCCTCGATCTCCTGCTTCTTTTCCTCGTTCAGGTAGTGAGCCCGTTCCCGGTTGATCTCATTCAGGCGTTCGATCTCAGCCGGCCGATCCAGAGGTTTTTCTTCCGCTCGCAACGAGGGGAGCGTGTTCTGCTCCTGGAAGCTCGGGACGCGCTGGCCTGGGTCTCGGAGACTCGTGGGCACGAGCAAGAGCGTCTGCTCAACCTTGAAGCTCCAGTTCATCTTGAACGAGAACGGCGTCTCGTCCGTCTCCTGCGTCTCAAACGACCGGAACGTGCCCATGTACGTGCCCCGGTCGTAGATGAGCAGGACACCCCCCTGGAGCACGATGTTGCCGAAGGGGTCGTGGACACTGCCGTTGTTGTGGAACAGGTCCACCAGGTCACGGTAGCGGTCCCAGGCAATGGTCCGCTGCCGGAGGACGCTGGTGAGCCCCGTGTAGATGTTCATGAACGCGCCCGTGGTGGCGTCCGCTGACAACTCCGTCAGATCGGAGCCCCAGTGCTGCTCTTGCCAACCACCCCGCGTCTGGAAGCGCTCGACCTTCTGGGTCTGGGTCTCCTGGAAGCTCAGGGGGTTGACGTGCAACACGAGAGCGTGCGGCATGAGTACCTGCCGCCGATTGAGAGGGCTCGTGATCTGGAACACCATCGGGATGAAGCCCCGACGAATCTCAGCCGGATGGACGTATCCCGTATCCGCAGACGGCAGAGAGCCCCCGCCCGGAGCGAACGGAGGCATGTCGTTGGGAGACGGGATGCGGGGCATCTATCAAGTCATCCCCTTCTTGCGCTCGAACTCGTGAACCACGTCGATGGCCGCAACCTCCATCATCCGAGCCAACTCTCGACCACCAGGGCCGTTGACGTTGACCTGGATGCTGCCGATGCCGCCGCCGCCGCCCTTGCCCCCCGCTGCTGCTGCCAAGGCGCTCTTGGACATGATGCCCTCACCCGCCCCGATAGCCGTGATCATTTCCTTCGCTGGCGGTTTCATAACCTTGGCAGTGCCATCTGGGTTCTGACCGATGACAAGACCACCCTCTTGGCGGCCCAAGAGGCGGTCAAACAAACTTTTTTTGCCGCCCTTACCCCCACCCGCTGCCCCAAGGTTCTTGGCAAACTTGGCAGGGTCCTCAGCGGCCTGGGCTGCCTCCATGATACTCTTGCCGAAGGTCTTGGGATCGCCCGCCTTGATCCCCTTGACCAGATCCTCTTTCTCAAGGTCCTTGTAGAGGGCGAACTCCACCAAGGCCACGCGCATGGCGTCAAGCACACGCTTCTCGATCTCGGTGCCGTAGTCGCCGGTCAGGAAGGACTTGTCGTATTTGATACCCTTCGTGGTCAGGCGCTTCTCTAGCCGTCCCATGTCCTCATGGAGTTGTCCCTGGCCCTTGGCCGTGGCAGGTATTTCTTCAGCCTTGCCCTCCATAGTGCCGGCGGCAGCCCCGGGACGAATGTGGGACACTTGCGTAGTGCCCACCCGAGGCTTTCCAGGAGCAGCCATTGGGGTTAGGTCAGGAGCGGTGGTGGAGGCCGTAACTCCCGTGGGAGCACCAGCCGTCTTGGCCGCCGCTTGAGCTTGAGGCGATGGGGGTGGAGGTGCTTGCTTGGCTTCCTCTTGAGCCTTGGCTTTGCCTTCCTCCTTGGCCTTCTTCTTTTCCGCTTCCGTCGGGGCTACTCCCCCAGCGCCCCCAACTGCGCCTGCGAAGGCCACCGCTCGTGAAGGATCGGCCCCCCAGATCCCCTTCTCCAACAGGCGCCCAATTTCCTCCCCAGTGAGGCCGGCCTCCTGCATAGCTTTTGTGAAGTCTGCACCCTCGATAGGTACAGTGATGTCCGGCATACCCCCTACCCCACCCGGACCCATACCAGGTCCAACAGCCGAAGGAACACCGGCTTCCGCTGCCGACACCTTCTTGAACAACTTGCCCCGCAGCTTATCCATCTTCGCCTGGTCCACGCCGGCCATGGTCCCGGCGGCCATGATGTCCCCGCCTTTCAAAGTCGATTGCGCGGCTGCCAAGACCTCTTTCCGGCCTTCCTCGGTCTGGGTCTTCTCTGACAACTTACCCCCATAGACTTCTGAGGCTTTCCCCCTCAAGGCATAAGCGTCGATGTTCTCCCCCATGCCCTTCATGGCCTTGATCATTGCTGGGTCTTTCGTCTCCATAACCGCTCGCTTGGTCGCCATTTCCTCCTTCTTCATGCCAAGGGGGTCAAGGATTGCATCCCAGATGTCCAAGATGACGTTGTAGAACTCGTTCATCAGGAACGAGACCAGACGCTCCAACTGCTTCAGGATGCCGTCAGTCAAATCCGAGTGGTGCTGGGCCACGGTCATTTGCTTTTCTGCTTCAGTCCTTGTTTCCTCCTTTTCTTTGTCGGAAAGCGTCTCCATCAGAGCGGCAAAATCTATCTGATTTGAATCAAGCTGCTCTCGGGTCATGCCGGCGTCATCCAGTGCCTTTTGAGCATCAGCCTTGTCCTGGTCGGTGCCGTTATCCAGCTTGTCCTTGAGCACCTCTCGCTGACGGATCAAGTGCATCTCCAGCTTGGCCATCTGGCGGACCTGTTCTTCAGAGACGCCAAGCATCTGAGCCATCTTGTCCTGCCCGATGGTGCCGATGCCCTCACTGATGGACTTGGCTCCGCTGAACTTGGTCATGCCGGCTCGCATCATGTTCAAACTACCGCCGGCTGACAGGTTGCCCATGGCCGCAGCTACGCCGTACTGCCCCTTCCCAACAGCGCTGCGGTCGATCTTCATTTCCTCGGAGGACTCGATCAGCGAGGCCGCTTCTTTCCTGACTATCTTCCTACCCTTCTCGTCCACGCCGGTCCCACCTGTCCGCAGCTTCTCAAACATCTTCTCCCGGCTGAGAGCGCCCCCTTCCAACTGAGCCTGGATGGACTCTACGGTTTCTCCGGTAATCTCGTTCATGCGCTTGAGCAGCAGGCCCTCTTTGCGCGTGAGATCCTTTTCGACGATGGCTTTGCCCTTGCCGCCGGAGAGCATGTCGAGACGCATCCGAGCGTCCTGGTCCATTGACTTGAGACCCTGCGTAGCGAACTGCATGAACTTCTGAGCGCTACGGGGATCCATGACCTTGCCAATCTCCTTGAGCAGCTTGGTGGCCGACCCCATGCGGGTGTTGTAGAGGGCAAGATCCTGGGAGACGCCCTTGATGACCTGGAAGAACCTGTTGGCCGCGATGCCGGACTCGCCCGCCGCACGAGTCATCTGGGCAAAGGCGAGCTTTGTCTCGTCCAAGCTCGCCCCCATGTTGCGCATCATCTCGACCTGCATCTGGTTGATCTCTTGCAGAGGCACACCCATCGAGCGGGAGAACCCTACTGAGACCTTGGCTAGCTCTTTCTGTAGCCCCTGGACATCGGTGCCAGCTTGCCGCGCCATCTCTGCCATGTCGCTGAGTTCAAGACCCTCCTGGGTCATCACGTTGAGAATGGCCGCGTGCTGCTCGGGATCGATACCCCAGTCGAACAACAACTCCTTGTCGTGAGCCGCGTCACGGATCTGTCGCAAGGTACTGTCCATGTCGGCCATAGCCAGGTCAGCATCCCCGAAGTTCTTGGCCAAAAAACCCGACGAGCCGGCGGCCTGTAGGATGGACTTGTTGAAGTCCTTGGCCTGAGACTCGGCATCGACCACGAGCTTGACGATCCCGACCAGAGCCGTAGACACGGTGCCCAAAAGGGGGCCGATCTTGGCAAGCGTGCCGAGCAGGGGGCCAATGGCTTTGAACATGCCGCCGACGGCTTTCATGGCCCCGCCGGCCGCTGCCAAGCCAGCACCACCCGCCTTGCCTTTGACGCCACCCTTCCCCCACTGCTTCCCAGCTTTCCGCATCAGGAAGCCGCCGGCCTGGTCGCCGAACGCTCGACCGCCCTTCTTGAACAGACCGCCGAACAGCTTGCCGCTGCCTTCCATGACAGAGCCGAGGGTCTTGCTACCCTCCGTGAACACGCCGCCCAAATCCTTTTGGAACAGCGACGAGAGACCGCCCTTCATGCCCCCAAAGATGTCCCCACCGATTCGCTTGGCCTCCTTGCGTGACGCCGCCTTGGCAGCGCCGCTCCCAGCACCGGGAAGGGCGCCCCCACCGTCGTCCCCCTTGCCTTTCTTCTCGTCCTTCTTCCGCTGAGCCCCCATCTTCTTGAGCAACTCGATGTGGTCCAGGAGTTCTTGCTTGCGGGTGCCCGAGGCTTTCTTTGCACGCCGCTCCATGTCCGCCATGACAGCGCTGAGCTTGTCCACGGAGCCCTCTACCTCATCAATCGTGTCCTGCCACTCCCTGGTTCCCTTGGCCGCCTTCTTGGCCATCTTCTCGTTGGCCTTGCTGAGCTTGTCCACCGTGCCCGTGACAGCACTCATCTGGGCGTGCATCTTCTTCTGGAAGGTCGCCAGGTCCTTCAGGGCACCCGTGATGTCCAGGTCGAACCCAATGGTGAGGACTTCTTCGGGGGTGGGCATCGCCTAGACCTATCGCTTGAGGTTGAAGGGCTGGGAAAGCGGACGGGACTGGGTGACGGCCGGGGTGGCGGTGGAAGGATCTCGACTGGTCCGCGCCAGAGGGACTGCCGTTTCCCACTTCTCAACGTGCTCAGCCATGCGGGGGTCTTGCAGTTCGGGATAGACCATCCCCTTGGCGAGGTTTTGAGCCATGAGTTGCCGACGACGCTGGAGACGCTCCTGTACCTCGGCAGCAGAAAGACCCTGACGGTCCGTGCCTCCAGTCAGAGACTTGTCGCCATGCCGCTCTCGATGAGCAGCGGCCAACTCCTGAAGCCGTTGGTTCTTGACCCGGAACTCGTCTTTGACACGCTGCTCGTGGTCGGTAATCACCATGTCGTGCCAGTCCTTCTCGCCCTTCAGATCCCGCTCCAATTGGTCTGTCAGTTCTTCAACGGTCCGAGCCACCTTGACTGGTGCTCCGTCCTTTTGGCTTTCCTGCGGGGACTCACCTAAGACTGCTAAACGAAGGATCTTGTCCTTGCGCTCCCGGCGCTCCATGCTTTCATTCTTCCGGCGCGTGTTGTCCTGGGCATTGACCTTGCTCATGCCCTTGCTGCCGGCCATCGAGCTAGCGACGAACTTCGTGTTCTCCCAGTCCGCCTCCATCTGAAGCCGCGTGTCCTCGTAGTAGTTGAAGGCACGCCATGCCAACTGCCCCCAGTTGAGCCCGATGTGCTCCGTTCCCCGAGTTCCCGTCACGGCCGCAGAAGTGAGGTCCAGGCCCTTGAGTTGCGACCACCGATGCCGAGAAGTCGCCTCCATCGCAAACGCCTCGGACAGCAGGACAGCCCGGCTCGCCCGTCGGTTCAACTCGCTCAAGTAGCGAATCACCTTCTGCTTGGCTGACGAAGCCAGATCGAAAAAGAAGCTCTCCAGCGTTGAAAGGTGCTCATCCCGATCCAACAACACGTTCTGTCCGTCGAGCAGAAACACCCCGTAGGCCAAGAACAGACTGTAGTACCTCTGGACTGTATCAAAGCCGCCACGATGTCCCGGTCCCAGGTTGAGGGTGTCAAACTCGTGCTGGTTGAGCGACTTGAAGACGAACGCCACCCCGTTGATCTCGGCCGCCTGGTACAAGAACCCCCGGAACAGCAGGGGCTCCACGTCCTTGTAAATCTCCGGGTTGACCTCGGGCTCCGGGGGGATGAAGTTGTCATCCTCCAACCCTTCTTCGCCACCGAACTCCTGGTTGAGCTTGGTTTGTTCGTCCTCGTAGCTACCCATGGGTCAGCGGAGGTGGGGGGGCTTGTGGTACTTGGGGTTGAGCCCCACCGCTGGCGGCTGCTCCGTGATGCGCGCAATAGCCGAGCCATCCAGCGTTCGTTGCTTCCGAAGCTCGGCTACCTCCTGTGGAGTCGTGGGGCCTGCTGGCACGTCAATCTTGGCCAAGGCTGGGTCCAGAGCCTCCAGAGCCGCCTGCTCAACAGCCGCCTTCTCACTCTTGTTGGGTGGAGAAGCGAGGGTGGCTCCAGCAGCGGCCTTGAGGTGTGGTGGGGCTTGGACCGACTGAGGTTCCTGAGCAGACACCACCCGGGGCTGGACGGGCACTGGCGCTCGCACGGCCGTCTGGTTCAGCGGGCGGCGTTGGGCCATCATCTGCCGCACATCGTCACTGGGCTCTTGAGAGACCGGTGGGGGCGGCTCTGGCGCGGGGTCCGGGGTTGGTGCCGGTGGGGGCTGAGCGGCTTCTGGTCGCGGCTGAGCGGCTTCTGGGGGCGGCTGTTCCTCTTGCTCCTGGGCTAGCTTGTCCACCCGAGCCGTGGCCGTCTCTAGCTCTTGCTGGGTGGCCTTGGTCATGTAGCCCTTTTCGTCCAAGATGCTCGCAGTCAACTCAGGAGGCAGGCTCCCCTCCGTCTCCTTGATCTCATCGAGCAAGCGTCGGTACTTTTCCTCCGGGTTTTCCTCAGAGATGTCGAAGGTCACACCCTCCTTGGCAGCGTTCTCGGCCTTCTGGAGCACATCGCAGAACTTGCGCCAAGCCACCGTGATGGCCTCGCGGCCCCACGACATGATGACCTCATTCTTGATCCACTCGTGACGCTCGACGTTGACCGTCTTCTTCACGAGCTTGCCGGACTCATCCGGTTCCTCGACCTCGACCTCCACGAAGTCTGCGTCTCGGAGGTTCACCCCGTCGATCTCAATGATGGACCGGCAGACGTGACCGACCTGGTAGGCGTGAACGTACTCCACGTCCTCCAACTCGGAGGTCTCCTTGATGAGCGCCTCGAACTGTTCAGGCTGAAGGTTGGTCAGGACGATCTCGCAACCTGCGATGGTTACGGGTTCCTCGACTAAACCAACCTTCTTCGCCTTGCTGAGTGCTTCTTTGAGCTTCGTCGCCTTGAGCGTTGCCATCCTCATCCCTTTCACATTTAAGGACGGCGATGAAGGCGGAAATCTACATCTTGATCTGGCGCAATTGTGCCGGAGGTGTGTTCATTCTCATCTTCATCGTCGTCCGAAATCGATCACGGGCCGCCGGCTGCCCCAACGGTGTTGAGCGGGGCCGGGGCCGTGATGCCACCGGAGAATCGCATACTGTAGCCAACGCCAGGTGCGCCGTTCTCCGCGACCGGTGCCAGGCCGGTGTCGATGTACTCGCCGTAGGTCGCCTTGCCGTCGAGCACGTCCGTCACGGTGACGCTGGAGTTCTCGGCCACGATGGCGGCATCCGACGTGTAGCTCGCCGAGTAGCTGTTCATCCAGCAGCCCTCGTAGAACGTGAACAGCGCCTTGACCGTAGAGGCCGGGCTCAGGATGCCACCGAGCGGCGTGAGCGCTTCGTTGGTGGTGTAGTCATCGGTGTCGTAATGCGAGGCGATCTCGCTGAACACCAACTCCTGCCGGATGTCGAACGGCCAACGATGATGCTTGAGGCTGCGGACCAAACCCCGAACGCCGCCCTTGTAGCCGAGCGCCTGGAAGATGTTGACCGCGTAGAGCAGCGTCTTGTTGACCGTCAAGGTCATCGGCTCCGTCACGCCGGGCACGAGTTCGGCAACCTGGTCGCCGTAGCCGACCCCACGGATGGGCTCGATAGCTCGCGACTCGTCATGCCCGAACTCGGAGAGAACACCGATCTGCTGGAAGCCCTTTCCAGTCCCCTCCATGTAGCCGTAGATCTTGTTCTTCTGGCTAACGGCGGCACGGGTGTTGGGCGAGGTGCCCATCCGGTAGATGTAGTTGGCGTTGTTGTTGCTGTTAGCCATAGCCTGTTCTCCCTAGCGGCTCTAAATCCTCATTGGATGTTGATGGTTGATCCGGTCAGCTTGTAGTCCGCCCCAAAGGAGCGGATCAGCGAGTTGAATTCTCCGAGTGCGTCGAGGTCCATCGCCAGTACGTCCTCGAACCAACTACGGGTGGGCATCGTGACGACGATATAGGGCTCAGACCTCTTGCCCCGCGTGCGGAACTCCAAGCTCACGTTCACGCCCCGGAACTTCTTGAGCAACTTGGCCAGCGCGGTCTCAAGCTGAGTTGCCGTCCCAGGTCGAAGGGCGCCACTCTTGTGGAAGAACAGCTTGTGCAGATCGTCTGCTCGGCACGCGGTCTTGACCAACTCGTCTCGGACCTCGGGCACCGTCAGGTCGTAGGTCGAGATGCCGGCGACCGCGTTGACGACCTTGGCCAACTCGGCTTTGGCCTGGAGCGAGTTGAAACGCTTGCCCTCTTTGACCAAGGTATCGATCCGCTCGTTCGTCTCCCCGACCTCGAACAACACACTTGCGGCCAACTCGACCGCAAACTTGGGGGAGCGAAGTTGACCGACCAGGCGCGTGAAGGCTTCGGCCTTTTGGGGGGTGGGCCTACGACCCATGCTCACGACGGCCTGCTCGACCGCCGCCAGCCGGCCCTCGAACGACGCTTGCTGGGGATGACAGAGGTGCTGGATGGTCTGCTCCAGGGATGCGACTCCCCGAGGGGACGGCGTGGAGGCGAGCTTCCGCACATGGGCCTCGGCCCTGGAAAGAAGCAAATCGACCCACGCTAGGTCTAGAGCGGACTTCTCCATCTGCTGTAGATCCGAGGGGATAAAAGCATCCGTGGCCCACCTGGACCGCTTGGGCTCCAACATGGCCAACATCTTCTCCAGGTCCACGCTCAGCAGCCCCTCCCCATCCTTGAGAAAGCTGTCGAGTGCCTGACGGGCCGCCCGGGAGTTCGGCGCCAACTCCACCACGAACTTGACCGGGGCCACGGTCCCCAGACTCAACTTCCGTCCGTTGGGAGTCTGTACCCAGTTGGTGGGGCCCGAGGTCCCGATGGTGACCATTGCGCGTGATGCCATGCCTACAGAGGCACGGGCACGAAAACACTATCAGTCCAGGGCCTTCAAATCGTACAGCCGGGCGGACACGGCCTGGGTTTTCAACCCACAGTGCTCACACCGGAAAGTCTGTTGGATCCCCCCGGCCCCCGTCTGGAGGCGAGCTTCCTCCACGAGCTTGTCTCCCTGTCCACAGTGGAGGCAGAACGGATCTTCCCGTTTCCAAACACGGCCCGGGGTCAGGCTGGTGCCGCAGGTCTCACAGTATTGCTTGTACGAACCCTCGGAGAAACAGCCGCAAAAACAACCTTGGTACTTGGCAGCCACGATCAGACCCGAACCAGCACATCTACCACCGCCGAGGGAGGAAGGAGGGTCCCTGTAGCCGGCCCCCAGAGCCAGTCTCCCTGGGCCTCCCAGCGGGGGTCCTCGGGGCCTCTCAGAGAGCGCTCAGCCTCGTTTAGCCAGACCGAGGCCCTATCCAGGGAGAACTCCAAAAACAGGCTCTTACGGGCTCCCAGGTAGCCTCTCGCGTCGTTCGTGGGGGGCGTGAACACCACCCCCCGGAGGTGCCCCTGGCGGTAGAGGGGAATCCAGTCATCTTCGACCAGTTCCGGCCTATCGACCAAGGCCACCACGAAGCCGTTGGTCCCCACGTCGAGCACCCGTGGGGGCTCGGGCTCGGGCCGCAGGTTCGGGAGCCGGTCGTCCAGGATGTAGTCGCCGATCCACTCGACCGCCTGGTACAGCCGACGCCCCACCTCGGGCTTGCCGAGCTTCTGTCCGACCAGGTAGTCCCGCAGGAACCGTAGAAAGGAGCACTCGTCGGGCTCGGCGTGGGCCAGGCCCGCCGCCCCAAGGCTCGCCAGGTCGGATGCCGCCACGAACGTCGTCATCTTCGGGTGGATCGCCAGGTCTCGCCGCAAGAACAGAGCCACCGCCACCAGGTCAGCGAGCCGTTCGATGCGCTGCAAGCCCAGGGTCAGGTCGAGGGGGCGCCCCAAGATGAGGTCCCGGTGGAACTGGATCAGCGCCGACGCTCCGGGCCGGTCCTGGTAGGCGACCTGGCCGACAGTCAGTTCCCGAGGAAGCGTCTCGTTGATGTTGACCTGGAGTTCTAGCTCGGGCACCCGCCGAGTCTACA